CTTGTTTTGCCCTGTAGATGGCTTGGACTTAAGATCCAGCTTTCTCACTTTGTTTGATAAAGGTGAGAACCTCACGATACCACTTACGGTATTGTGAAGAGATTGCGTCCCTAATTCTAGGGCTCGTAAACTATCATTTGAAATAGTAAATTCTTTCCTCATTTTCAGGTAATTATTAATCTTGTCATTACGGGCGTAGAACCTGTAATGGAACTTGTGCTCTTTGCGCCGGATAATGTTCTCTCTTGCATAATAAATCGCTTCGGCGGTAGAGCGGGGAGACACGCGCTTTGATAAAGATCTAACATCTCTGTATGAACCTAAGAACCATTTATACAGGTTGTTCCCTATTAGGGTTTGTAAGACCTCTCTATATGTAGCTATACCATCTGGGTCGAAGTTCACATTATTTGTTACATTGTGTATTTCTTCAACTATTTGTCTTGCATCTTCGGGCAGATAGGTCCTTACCCAGGGTTTTGTGAAAGACCGAACAATTTCTAATTCTTTTAATCTGCTGTTGCTGGTTAGCATGACGCTTGCAATGAGTCTGTCGTCCATGTTATACTTCGGATGCTTTGATCTTGCGATTCCCACTCCACCAAGTTCTCTAGGTGTTTGTAGTGGTATGTTGTTCTTAACGAATTGCATTAGTATCTTATATTCACGTCGTTTAAACATGTTGATGGCTCTCGCTGCTTGCCAGTCTAAAAGACCTTCAACGGCAGAGTTAAATAAGTCTAACTTATCGACCCAGTTCTCCTTGATTTCGACAATTCGTGATAACTTACATGGTGTTAGGCGACCAGCTCTTAAATCGTAGATGAATCCGCAGAAGATAAATGCAGAGTCTGATATGTGAGTCTTTTTCTCATTGACCTTGAATCCGACTTCTTCTAGCCTGCATGTATATTTCGCCCAATCGCGGTCTGATCCAAATATGACAGCGTCATCTCCGTAGAGCTGCGAAGCTTTTCTCAGTTTCTTTGGGATAGCTTTAAGACACCAAGCATGTAATAGACACATAAGACAGAAGCTTAATGGGGCACCGAGTAATGATCCTCTCGTTGTTGTCTCTTTGTAGCGATACTCTCCGTCTTCGTCTTTCACGAAAAGTTGGGTTGGTTGAACAGTCTTTAAGACTGCTTTACGAATTAGAATAGGCCAGTTTAGTTCTTTCGCTAAGGTGTCAACTATTACGTATAGGGCATCTTTGTTCATTAGATCTGAGGCTTGTGAAAGATCTGTACTATAGATCTTGAATTCTTTATCATATTTTAGAGCTCTTTGTGCCCTTTTAAAGACGGTATCATAATCAGCTTCAAACTGTGCTTTGCATGGACCATAATTGCGAAGCATGTCTGTCACTTGTTGACAAGCTGGACTAACTAGAGCTGTCACTGCCGCTTCGTGTATTGTTGCTGTTCTGAATCTTGCTCCCCTTTGTGGAATTACGCTCATTTTCACTTTGGCTGGTTTGCTTGCGTCCATGGCATACATTTTCTTAACCGCTTCGTCCCAAGATGTTTCTGCTCGAGGTTGGAGTATGGTGGTTCCTTTTGTTACTTGGTTCCACTGCGAGAGTAGCTTTGATCCACTAAATTCGCCGAATACCTTTCCGGGGACTGTGCTCTGGTGTATATTGCCATCACGGTCCTTGAAGTGTGTAGGACGGCGATCAACTTTCTGTTCTTGGAATTTTGATTTCATTGTGTGTATAAAAGCGTAAGATCCTCCTTTCTTCCTTGAGTTTTCGAAACATGATCCTAACGATGTAAAGCCGGTTTCTAGATTGAGTGGCCTTGGTCTTGTTACAGCACAGAACTTTTGCACGTGCGCTCGTATGGAGTCTAGGATGTCCTCCTCTGTTGTTTGGGGTTTACCCGTCATACCTGCTATCGTTCTCTTTAATGCATTTGTCATTGCTTTATTATCATTAATGATTGGCATTGCTCTTCGAAGAGTCGCTAAGAGTGCTAAAGCTTTACAGTTTGTCCTGGTGCGCTGCAACTCTCCCACGAAGTACTTTCGCAGAAGAGGTGTATCGGACACAGAACGTATTGCTTGACCTTCACACTCGAAGCTGAACTCACCTATATGAGCGATCCCATCCATTAATCCTCTAGTATGAGTTCTTTTAAAGACCATACCGAAAAAGGAACAAATGCCTATTAGAGACGGAGGAATATTGCGATTCTTTTTAAATTGGAGTTTCGCACTTGAGTCGAATCGCTTAAATATTTTGTTAAACTTTAGCGTCCTCAAGGCTATTTTAAATGATGTTAAGAGTCTCATAAATAAATCTTTCAAAACTATTATATATTTTGTTTTTGGATGCTTTAATTTATGGAAGTACTCAGGGAGCTTGACCTTTATGTCTTTACATTTTCTTATATGCTCTCTACGCAATCTCTCAGAAGTTTTAACTTCTTTCAACAGTTCCAACAATGCCTGCATAGCACGCGTTGTCTTCTTTCCCAGTGGTCGCGATAGCGGTCCCGTGGAAAGTCGAAGGAACGCCTCAAGTGTTTCGGGAAGATACCAATTCTTTTCCCCTGTCTGTGTGTTAACACCTACTTTATGCACTGGCGTCTTTTGCGCTTTGTTAGAGTTTGATTTTCTCCTTTGGGGAGATGCGTTCTGCTTGAATGATTCTTTTGAATCGGCGATGTCTAGTCTCGGTGAAACATCCGGGTACGGCAGGTCCTTCATAAGATGATAATTAGCATCTCGTAATCTCTGATCTAGATTTGATAACTCTTGCTGTTGAACTCTTTCGTCCGCGCGTTCATTGCGTGTGTCCGTATGGGGACTGGGCTTATGTACATGTCCAGGTTCCTCAGGCGGAACAGATATGTCATCGGCATCCCCAGCTATATGGAGGATCCTGAACACAGGTTCCGTATAGTCAATCCTATCGACGATTAGGAGTTCACCAGTTAAGTTATAAAGATAGTAGTGCGTAAAGTCTGGACGATCTTTTACATAGTATTTCGTTAATTCACGCAGATTGACTTGAGG